TATTGAAGACAATGTGACTCCGAGTCTGACGAAGGGTGTCGTGGATTATTCTTCTCTTCTTGCTGAAGATGAAGAGATCAGAATCTGTTCTCTTGTCATCGGTAATGTATGGAAGAAATGGTATAACAAGACCGGAGAGGGAGAGCTGCGTGTGATTCTCAATCAAGCAGGACTTGCGACAGTGCCAGATCTGACAATCAGTCAAGAGGGACTTGACGATCTTATCACAATCATGGCCCGTCAGATTGTGAGAACGAGAACGAACGCAATAACGAAGCTGGTGGAAGATGGTCTGATGAATGGCGAAGCAGTTCAGACGATCGCTGACTCTGTTGAATCTGCTTATGGCTTTTCGAAAGCAGCTGCTCGGACAATCGCTCAGACAGAATCCACTCGCTCAACGAATCTCGGTGCCCATCAAGCGTATCTTGAAGCGTCCACTCTTGGAGTAAGAGTCCGACGACAATGGCTCTCCGCACGAGATTCTTCTGTGAGGGATACGCACGCTTATCTTGATGGAATAACTGTCGGAGTGAATGAGGATTTTGTTCTTCCTACTGGTGAGAAAGGAATCGCTCCAGCTTCATTTGATGAACCAGCTGAAAACTATAATTGTCGCTGTACAGTAATTCCGATTGTTGACTAAACGAAGAAGAGGAGCTTTGAAAGCTCCTCTTCTGATTGTTTCTTCTGGATTTATTTCTCTGTACGAAAGATTCGCCATAAAAGATATTTCTTATTCAGTATCCCTTTCAATTTGAATTCAAAATAGCGGTCTATACTTTTATAAAAATCTTCTTCATTATATTTGTGAAAATAAATATCGTAATCTGTTTTGTTCTTTTGAAGCTCTTTTATTTCTTTGTATAAAGTACTTGTACAATTACTGTTAGTGATAATCCATCCATCTTCACAACAGATTGAAGCAGATTCAGAAATCCATAATTCTTTGCTTAGAAAATCCCATAAATCTACTATCCAATAATTTTCTATTTCAGTATTATTAAAAAAATTGAGTGATTCCATTGTCTTGTTCTCCTTGTTTTGTTGTTTAAAGCTGTTCAAGTACTTGATTGAGAGTGAAAATGAAAGCGTTTGTTTCATTCATAATGAACTCGGTATTCTTGTTCATTCCTTCTGTTTCGATAGCTAGTTCGATTCGTGACTGATTCGCCAGAAGAAGATTGATAACGATTTCGACTCGGTTAATAAATTCTTCTTTGTTCTGAACTCCTCCAGAATAGAATTGTGAAACGAGGAGATTAGTGAATCGGTTCGTCGTAATGAAATGTTTCTTAGCTTCTTGATAGTTATTCATTTTGTTTTGTCCTTTAAGTGAATCAGAAGAGTAGTTCTTCTAAGTATGTATATACTTAGAAATAAAGGTAATTGCAAATAAATAATGCTTCTAAATGTCGGTGAATAGGGAAACGAAGCATCCATCAACGCTCTTCAATGAAAAAAAATATAGAAATCGGGATATTTTTCCTTTATATATTCAAGTGAAGGGGATTATCTATGATATTTAAACAGCTTGTATCTAAGCGATATGAAAACGATGAAGAAGATGCCCAGGAGAAACAGCTTCTTTCATTCATTGCTTCAACTGATAGACCGGACAGGTATGGCGATGTAATCAATCAGCGAGGCTGGGAGCTGGAGTCGTATGAACGCAATCCCATTATTCTTTTGAACCACGAGCATAATTCACTGCCTATCGGAAAAGGCAAAGTCAGAATCGCTCCAGAAGGCTTGATTATTGATGTCGAATTTGACATGGAAGATGAACGAGCAGCTGAGATCGCAGGCAAAGTTGAACGAGGATTCTTGAACGCTGTCAGTGTTGGCTTCACTCCTCTGAAAGCTCAATCAAGAGCGAACCTTCCGAAAGACCATTCAGCTTATTCAGAAGAAGGCGGATCTTATTTTGATAAGGCTGAGCTTCTAGAGGTATCTATCGTGACAATTCCAGCGAACAGTGATGCGACCGCAATCGCAGCCAAAAGTCTTGACTCAAGTCTGAAGAACATGATCAGAGAAGAGATTCAATCTTCTATCGCAGCTCTACCTTCTCCAGCTGTCTTGAAGCATATTCTGGAGATCCGAGAAGAAGAAGATTCTTTCACTATCGTCTTCGCTAAGCCCATGATGGAAATGCAAGAAGAAAGCCACCATGACATGGAAGAAGAAGAAGAGATGGGCATGGATAAGGAAGAAGAAGAAGAAGAATTAGAGCGGTCAGCTCTTATCAAAGCACTCTTGTCTATAAAGGAGAATGAATAATGAGTGATATTACACGAGCGAAAGAGATTATTGATAATCTTGTTCGCACACAAAAAAGTGCTGGCGATCGCTTGCACAATGTTGAAAACCAACTTGAAGATCTCAAGAAAGCACAGCGCATGATTGACGAATCTATTCAAGCCCCTTCAGTGGATTATGCCGGTGATTCTGAGCTTCGCAATTTCGTGCGTGAAGATGGTTCAGTTCAGTGGACCACCGAGGTTAAGCATGTATCGAATAACCGAGGCCAGCGTGTTTCTATTGAAGAGTCAGGTCTTCTTGATTCTGAATTTGCTTCTTCTGACTGGCATGCAGAGCTGAAGACAATCGCTCAAGACCGACACATCTGTCGTATGCTTCTCAGCGATCCGTACACTCCAAAGATGGACGCTAAGCTGTACCGACATCTGATGAAAGCTCCGAAGGCTATTCTTCCGAGCATTCAGAAAGCTTTTAACGATCAGGCTGGCACTGGTGCCGAGTTTATTCCAGATCAATTTCTTGCAGACTTGTATCAGACTTTTAAGCTGCCTAATCGTCTTCGTTCTCTCTTGACTCGTGTTCAGGCAGACCGAAACACCCTTCTCTTGCCACGCTTGAATCGTGGGGGGCGCCCATATATTAAAGGCGAAATCACTGTAGATAGTCCACTTTCTCAGTACACCACCAGCACCCCTGCGACAGGTCAGGCGACAATCTCAATCAAGGGACTCGCTTCAAGTTATGTTCTTGACGATGCAGCCGTTGAAGATTCAGCTCTCGCTGTTCTTCCGATCTTCTCTCAACAGATCGCAATGGACCTTGAAGATGCATTTGAAGATTGCATGCTGAACGGTGATACAGCTGCCACGCATCAAGATACCATCGCTTCATGGAACATCCGTAACCGATGGGGGGCGAACGGGCTTGGTGGATCGGCCGATCACCGTCGCACCTTCCTGGGCATGCGTGCCGCAGCTTTCGATCAGACATCTTCAGCCGCTATTTCTTCAGCTGCTCAGGCTACCATTGAAGATATTCTCGGTGGCATGTCTACTCTTGGAGAACTCGGTGCTGCGAATCTTGTCATGGTAGTCAGCCCCGAATTCATGCTGAAGCATTTGATGCAGCTGGACGAGGTTATCACCGTGGACAAGTTCGGGCCAAATGCATCTGTCGTCGCTGGTCAGATCGGAAGCATCTTCGGCATGCCCGTCGTTATGTCACGATTCCTTTCAGCTGATATGGCTGCTTCTGGTCTTTATTCTGGTTCAGGCTCTCAGACTGGCTTCATTATCTTCAATGCTGCTTCATGGTATCTATACGAGCGTCGTGGAATCGTTGTGGAGCAAGATAAAGACATCTCAGCTGGTGCCATTCGTTTGGTGGCGACTTATCGTGCCGTCATGGGTACTCCAGATGATACGACTACCGTTAACAATGTATTCTACGGCTACAACGCTGATTCATAGGAGTATTTCATGCTTATTTCATTACCTATTCTCCAGACTACTACTGGCGATTTTACTTTCCATGTCCCTGTGCCATATGCTGTTCGCTTGAAGAGCATCAAGTTCGTATCAGGCCAAGCACTGACAGCTGATGGAACCAATTATCTAGAGGTCGAAATCCTTGCGAATGATGGTTCAACTGTCTTGGCACGACGCAGCACTGATTCAGGGGATTCAGGAACAAATATCGTCGCTGGCACTGTTGAAGATTTGACTCTATCTAACTTTGATGATTCAGCTCTCGCAGCCGACGAAGCATACAAAGTCACCACTGTTTCAACTGGAACACTGGCGAACACTGTTGACTTGATGCTTATCATTGAAGTAGAAGCTGATCGGTCTTACTAATTATGTCGCTCGTTTCGCTCGCTACTTTCAAAGAATACTTGCCTGAGATTCAGGGGAGTGGCAGCGATACTGAGCTTCAAAATCTACTTGATAGGGTCGAGTCGGCAATCGCAGAATATATAGGGTTCCCTGCATATTTTGATGACGGCTACATTGCCCCTCAGCTGTCGGCTAGAAGCTACACTTTATACATTGATTCTCCCTTCAATGACATTCCGTACATGCTTCCGTTGCCGATTCGCCCTGTCAACTCTATTACATCGTGGCACAGCGATGTAGAAAGATTGTATGGAAGCGACACTGAGATCGCTTCTTCTGAATATGATCTTGATAATGTTCTCGGTCGTCTATATCTGAAGACGACATCTTCTGAGACGATTGAATCTGGCATCAGAGCGAACAAAGTCGTTTTGAATGCAGGCTGGACCACAGCTCCAGAAGATCTTGAACATGCTATCTGTGTTTATGCTTCAGCTCTCCAGAGAGGGAAGCAGAGTCAAGGGAAAGACTCAACGACTCAAAGAAATGTCACAGTCAAATTCAGCCTAAGAACAATGCCCCAGGAGGTAAAAGATTTACTCTATCCCTTCAGAGTATATAGGCGGATGATGTGAGCATTACACTAGAAGAATTCAAGAAGCGATTATCAGAAGCTGATGGTCGCATGGCATGGAATATACGACAAGTTCTTCTGAAGCAGTCTTTGAGAATGGAAGCAGATGCCAAGCGAAATGCGACTTACTTTCCAAGAGTCCAGACAGGCAGGCTGCGAAACAGTATTATGGGCGGTGTTCTGAGAACTCAAGGCGGTCTAGCCTTATCTTTGAGAGCTGGTGGATTATCAGTGCCTTCAAGACCATTTGAAGAATCAGCTGATGTTGTCTA